TCCTGCTGTTCTTAAAGCATCTGCAGAACTAATATTATCTACACTAAGTATGCCGCCATTGGCTTCAAGTATCTGTAATGAAAATATAGCAGTACTGTTTGTTATACCTGTATGCGTCCAACTTCCTGTAAATCTTACAAGCATGTTATTAATAAGCTGTGTACTGTTAGATTCTAGTTGTGGGAAGTTAAATCCATCAAAGAATGGCAATCTATTACTTGCTGTTGTGTTATACGCTGATACTAATTGTAATGGAGAACCACTTGCTGCATTTATTTCTGCATTATATAATATTTCATTAAACCATGCGCCGTCGGTGTCTTCTGTGTGCATTACTGTATTGTTATATACTCGAATATCATTTTCATCTATGTATTCATACAACTTGTGTTTACCTACCGAGCCTNCTACGATATATGTTTTATTTAAAACACTTGCATCCCAACCCGAGNCAGTAAACTTAATAAGCATTTGGTTTTCAACTACAAATGTATTGTTATCATCTGTTAGTGTAGACTTGCTATTTTCTATATCTGTTATTGGATTCTTACTTGCACCTGTCCATATACTTTCGTATACCGGTAACTCTGGTATCCAACGATAGTTGGTATGATTAATAAACTTGTCAATGTTAATTGGTGGATTAAAACTATATCTGTTAGACGAGTATGCTGAGTTATAGTTATAAGTGCTAAAGTTAGTGTTAATTGAATTTGCAATGTCGTCAAATGTAATTGCATTTGTTAATTCTTTTTGTTTGTTATACGAAACAAGTGCTGGCTTTAATTGATTTTTAGTTTCTTTATTTTCTAAATAATCATCACCTGCTACTGCTACTTTTCCATCTTTACTTCCAATGTAACCATGTACGTTTTCCAATGGTCCTTTTGAAACCATTTGGTCTAGTGTACTGTCTAACCAACTCTTGTTAAGTTCTGTTTGAAAAACACTAGGTAAAAAATTACTAGATTTTACACTATTGACTTTTTGCTGTCCTGCTTTTTTCTTAGCCATTTATTAACTTCCTGCTTTAATGTTTGCGTCTGTAATATTTGTAATAATATCGATATCATCTATATCTACGTCTGGTATAATAAGTTCATCTGTGTTTGGTGTGTACTCAAACATGTCTCCAAATACACTTCCTGCTCCTTGTGGTACAATAACAAAACTGCTTAGTACACCAGCTAGTTCTTTGTGTACATATGCCGCTAGTTCTGTAAAGTAAAATGTTTCACCAAATTCCCAATTGCCTGTATCAAAGAAACTTTTTATAGCTGATACTGTTTTTGATTTTAAATCACTGTCAGTAATGTTAGAGCCAAACAATTTAATTATTCTAAATCTTGCTTTAAGATGTGATTCAGCATGTGTTCCAAACATTGGTTTGTACTTAACAGGCTTGTACACAACTGTATCGCTGATTGCTTTTTTACTAGTAATACTAGAAAACTGTGAGCCTAGTTGAAAACTAGTAGGCGGTGTTGGTTCTGTTAAAATTGAATCGTTTAAATAATTCTTGTATTCAGTGTCGTATGATTTTGACAAAGCAAATACATCAATGATATTAGTAAAGCTAGGATCAACAACTTGGTTATCTGTAGCAATATGTTCCCATTGAAAGTTTACTGGAACACTAGCAGTTGCTTTTAACGAACTGTTTGTATCACCAGCAGTTATGCCAACTACTTCTCTAAACACATCTGGGTTGTCTGGTCTGCTATCAGCATTGCTATCAACGAGTGTCAGTTTATAATTATTGTCGCTTCCTGACACATTGTAACCATATACAAAAAATGTTCCTGTATTAGTTATATTAGCACCAGTGGCACCTAACATAGTAATAACATCTCTTTTTGCTTTCTTTGTGTAGTTTCCTATTTCTAGTTCATTTCTAATATTTCCTAAAGACACTGTAGCACTTTTAAATTCAAATCCTAGTGTTCTTAAATAGATGTTGTATGATATGCTTGTCCAATCAAAAAATACAATCCAACTGTCATTGGCTGGATAGAAATCTGTAGGATAATCACCACTTACACTTTCAATAGCAGGCTGAAAGTCAACTTGCCATTCTTTAGTTGCTGGTTTGTATTTTAAACTAAATTGTCTTTTACTGTCTATCATACTTATAATTAATTCTTTTTCTCTTTCAGAAAATGTCTTAGACAATGCAGGATATATAATTTCAATAGTACTACCTGTTATAATTCCAGCATCTAATACTACAGCACCTGTGCCGTCTGCTTTCTTACCAGTTGGTTGTCCAGCATTACTTCCTGTACCTTCTATACCAAGTCCGTGTCCTACTGTACTAACTACTTTTGCCCATTGCAACGTTCCATCTGGTTTTCTAAATTTAATCAATGCACCCGGTGTAATGTATTGTGTATAGTCTACTACTGTACTACCTACACGCTTAATAACATTTGATGCGTCTGTGAAGTAACCATTTAAAATATTACTTGCAGTACTACTATTAGTATTCCAAGTATATGTTGATGCTGCTTGTACAGTTTCTGTAGTGTTGCCTAATGCAACTGTTCCATCAAAGTGACCTGCTGTAACTGCAAGATTAACAAAGTGTTTTCTATATCTTGTGTAATATAAATTTACAAACTCGTCATTCTTTAAAATGTTTTTAACATACTTTTCAAATATTTGTTTTGCATTTTCAGTAGATGAGGTAGAAGATTCTAATACATTTTCTTTCCACTCTAACTCTGCATCTTTACCTGTTAAGTATAAGTTAGTATATGTTCCTGTAGGGTCAATAAACTTTGAATACCTACTGTGTCCACTAAATGTTCTATTGATACTTTTAATTTTTAATACGCTACCATTACTGTTTCCTAGCATTGTGTTGTAGTCTTGTGCTGTAATCATTCTATCTTGACTAGCATAGTTTCTTGGAGCGTTTTCTCTAATTTCATCTAAGCTCTCATTTGAACTTGCGTTTGAAATTGATTGTTTAATCTGTATAACAAATACCGCAGTATATACGTTACCGTCAATGCCAGTATAATTTATTTGTACTTTTTTAGTTGGAAGATCATCTGGTCTTAATATGTATGTGCTGTTGGCACTTGTTCTATACCAAACTCTAATAGCGTCCTTTGGTAGATTACCAAATGTGCTATCTGGAAATAATACTGATATTTGATTATCTTTTCTTGTTTTAATACTGAATATATCTCGTTGGCCTGTTGCTAAATTATTATATATTACATTACTGTTTACATCTTTTACCTTAGTCCATTCTTTAATAATATTGCCAGTGGTGTTAACATTTTGTACCCATATGTCTGTGTTGTTAACATTGTTAGCATCTACATCCAATGATGTTGAATCAACTGGGTCAGTAATATTGAAATCCTGGTATTGTAATGTTCCTTGTTTAACACCAAAGAAGAATCCAGTGTTAACACTGTTTATTCCCTTGCCATCATCTTTAAAATACATTCCAAAACTTCCTTCTGGGTTTGGAGATTTTTCTGTAAATGTTTTTAAGTCATTGTCATAGTCACTGCTTATAATATTAAATGAGGATGATGTTCCTGAAACTGCTCCAAGTGTATCAAACTTAATTTGATTAGGAGTATTATTAATATCATAGAATTCTGTTTTTATATTATTAATCACTACTGATTTTTTTGGACTACCATAATGATTACTGTTTTGTAGCACAGAGTTTAATACAGTAATAAAATCGTCTAGGTTGTTAACATTATTTGAAATTTCATAATTAATATCTCGTCCGCCTAAACTTGTTCCGTCACTACCAATAACACTTTCATTTGTTTTAATACTAATTACTTTCATCTCACCGTACGCTGGCACATTGCGTCTTGGTTGATAACCTAAAAATTCTGCTAATTTGTGAACACTCTCTTGTCTTTGGGAAGTACTTAAAAAGTTATTCCTTGCATTCATATCTACTCGATATGCTAAGTTGTGTCCAAACTGTGCAACTACATCTAGTAGTGATACAAATTCAGCTGATTCGACCCAGTCATTGTAGTTCTCTGGGTAATTGTTGCGTACATAGTCAACCATTGCAGTTCTAATAGTATCAAAGTCAAATGCTTGAAAGTTTGCATTGATATATGATTCATAGATTACTGTAAAGTCCTCTGCCGCAAATAGTTTATTTTGTCTTGATTTCTGTGCCATAATTAAAACTCTGCGTTTTCTGTAAATTCTCTGTCGAATTTAATCTGCAACTCTGTTGCAGTTGTTGTTGGTAAGTAAGTTAATTTTACATTAATTGTTACCGAATGTGCGTCTTGCACAACTCTTACGTTTGTATCATCAATTTGAAATCTAGGATCATAACTTATAACACTATAAACTTCTTCATTTATGTTATCTTGTGTTAATTGATCTAATGGTTCAAAGATGTATAGTTCTAAGTTACACCCAAATGTAGGATCTGACCACTTCTCACCTTTACGGATTTTAAAATGATTCATCAGATCTTGCTTGGCTAAATCTAAGCCACTTAAACTTTTACTTGTGTAAGACTCGTTTATTGTTGTATATCCAAATATAGTACTCATACAACTATTTATGCAAAAGATTAACTAAGTAGATAATGACTCTATTATTAGCCTATCTTCTTGCCAATGTATGTATTTGCTCCAAGCTGCGTCTGGTATTGTGAGTGTATGATGCTGGTAAGCATAGTTTATCTGGTACCACGAAGGGTGTGTTGGTTGTTGCATAGGTAAAGGATATAAGCTATCGCCTTTCTTTACATTGCACGGACCACAAGCAGTAACACTATTTTCCCATGTTAGTCT